CTCTCATAATACGTAAGGTTCAATAAGGCTAAAACCCATACTCTCGTTTTTATTACACAAAAACTGGAAAAACTCCCCACGTAGAAAAACACTCGGTTAAAGGTCACCTTCTAATGATTTCTCATCAGAAAGAGACACAGTCGGAGTGCCAAAATTTCGTGGCTTTTTGAAAGCTGATACCTGGGTTGACGCCCAAAAGGTAGTCGGTGGTGGCGGAACTGGAAAATACAAACTAAAATCCGGTCCTGCTGAAACCAAACTAACTTCAGGGGTAACTGACACAGTCGCGTTAAATAACTCTGGGCGCCACATAAAGCGACCCAAAGCAAAAGTCGCAACCGTATCATCCTTAGTGGGCCAATACTGACTCATAGCTAGGAAAGGAACTGTACACTCAAGAACTTGAGTGATCTCATTACTCACATAAACTATGCCATCTTCAAACCGCTCTTGAAGAGCGGGTCCAATGGCACCTGTTCCTATGAATGACTCCATTTTCATAACTACGGGTACATATGGATTGGCTCCTGGATCAATCCATAACTTGTGCTTTATCTGTCCCGAATAAAACGCAAACACTTGACAAACGTTTTGAAACACGCCTGACGTAACTGCTCGCATTCCTGGTGGATTCCTATAATCTGACGGTACTGAATACGACCAACGCGATAACAAAGACGAAATACTCATCTCGCTGTCATCGCTGAAACCAAGGGGCTTGCTATTTCCGGAGAATAAATCTCTGGATACAACAAACTCACTTGTTCTCATTTGGGCTGTAAACGTTTCCGGCAATGGCATAGGATTTACCAAACTTCGAAACTGAAAATCGGGGGCTGCACATTCGTACAACACATATAATATCTCAGGGGTGATATCACCAACGCTTTCTGGAGCGGAGATGATCTCGATAGAGATAAAAGGATCATTACCTGATATTCCTTGCCAGGGTGTTAACATCCATTGTGTTGGATACAAATATGGAACTGTAAAAGATACTCTAGTGGTACCTCTAACCGTAATGTCCTGAATGATCTTATTACCTAAAATCCCCAATAACGGAGTTTGATCCGTTGGAAAATTGAGAACTAGATTATATCTAGCAGTGACAAACGGTGAGGAGAACAACACTAAGGTATACTCAATAGAGCCCCTCCACATTCGATAAAGTTGTGAAAAATACGAAATCCTAGAATATCTGTCCTGGACTCCACAAGTGAAAGTGAAAGACGAATCTATTATCCCAGCTTGCAGCCTCGTAGGAATGCGTAATATATCTAATACAGAATAATCACGCGATCCAGTAGACTGATTGCCTGAACCCAAAACATACTTCGGGCTCGTGCAAACGAGGGATCCATACAAATTCGGCTTCAATTCCGGCTCGTCGGGGTCTTGACTCGGGGATGGGGCACTCTTAGGAGCACCCGCTACCTCAGTTGATCTCAACGACTCCATTATTTGTCCACCAAACTCGTCATTGGGATTGAGCCCACGCATAGGCATCGACATCGTCCCTTGTCCGAACATGGAAGGAATCTTCAAAAAATCAAAGGCCTTCACTTTGTCCATCTGCGCTGTAAACGGACTAGGGGGCGACAACGACATCTCAACGTGTCCTGCAACCTCAGGTTCTACAAACCTTGCAAAGATCTGCAAAGTAACCGTATTAGTGGCTCCAGAATCTAAAACGTGTACCGGATTAACTATATTCCCTACTGAAAGCAGGTGAGTTTGGTTAACCTCGGTCAACGTTGACCCTGTATAATACCTCATAACATCAAGCCATTGTTCTGGCGATATCCATGGGGAACTAAAAGTCACGTCTTGCTGACAAGATAAATCTAACAACACAGTATCTGTATGTGACGCTAACATGTCACCATTGCTAGAAAACTGCGTATTGAACGGCAAGCAAGTACCAGTCAGCCACCCATAAACCATGGGCACTGAACTATATTGCACGCGGAACTCAATAGCCTTAAAGCGAAAATATGCAAAAGTAGATAACGAACGCTGAACGTTCGCAACTTGAAACAAACCTTCACTCAAGAACTGCGTTATTGAGGCTGCGCTTGTCGTTGTATATTGCTTGGTATTTATCTGATACCATCTTGACAACATCTGAACAGGGGTCTGATCAGGATAAGGGTTATTCACAATAGGAAAAGGGAGATTACTGAACGGGTACGTTACGATTTTCTCTTCTTCATCCTGAAATGTGGCCAACCCACTCTCCACGGTCACCTGCTGCTCCTCTCCCATCTCTAATTTAAAATTGG